GCTCTTCCGATCTGGGATGGGATAAAGCTGGTGGTAGACATCCCATGAGACAATATCAAAGAGAACTGACTAATTACAGATTGGGATTAGATAGTTTTTGGGTTAACTTTCAAAAGAAACATGAGTTTAATCCATATCATGATCATGGAGGAGTTTACTCATTTGTTATATGGTTAAGAATTCCATATGAACATGCAGAACAAAATAGTCTTCCTTTTTTAGAGGGGGTTAAAGAAGAAGATAGAAAAGCAGGAATGTTTGAATTTCAATATTATGATATCTTTGGCAGAGCCACTCATCATGGATATAGATTAGGAAAAGATGTTGAGGGAGTAATGTTGTTTTTCCCTGCAATGTTTAAACATACTGTATATCCATTTTACAATACCGATGAAACTCGTGTATCTGTCTCAGGTAATTTGTGGCTAAGACCTCCTGTACCAACACTTGACAATACTTAATAAATACCCATAGATGCATGGGTTAAGTGATCGACACAACGGCCAATGTTGTAATATCTAAGGCCAACGAAGTATTTTTAAAAATTAATTCTGAACCTCATATTGAGTATGAGTTGAGAGACTACTTTACCTTTGAGGTAGAGGGTGCAAAGTTCATGCCTCAATATCGTAATAGAAATTGGAATGGAGAGATTCACCTATTTGATCTGAGGTCAAAGAAGATATATGTAGGATTGTTAGATAAGATTATTGCTTTCTGTAACAGACACGATTACACATATAAGTTTGAAGATAATGATTACTATGGTGCTCCCTTTGAGGTTAATGAGGGAATATCATATAGTGGTGTAAAAGATTATATGCAGTCTATTTGCAGTCATCAACCAAGAAAATATCAAGTAGAGGGAGTATACGATGCCTTAAGACATAATAGAAAGCTATTGATATCACCCACTGCTTCAGGCAAATCGTTGATGATTTATTCTCTTGTAAGATATTACGTTGAGAAAGGGCAAAAAATCCTCTTAGTTGTTCCAACGACATCTCTCGTAGAACAGATGTATAAGGACTTTGTTGATTATGGTTGGGATGCTGAGTCATTTTGCCACAAGATATATGCAGGTAAAGAAAAAACAAATGAATTTCCAGTAACGATTACCACCTGGCAATCTGTATACAAATTAGAAAGATCGTTCTTTGAAGATTATAATGTAGTTATAGGTGATGAAGCACACCTATTCAAGTCGAAGTCATTAATATCTATAATGACAAAATTACATCATGCTAAGTATAGATTTGGATTTACAGGAACACTCGATGGAACTCAAACACACAAGTGGGTATTAGAAGGATTGTTTGGGCCATCATATAAGGTAACAAAAACGGAAGAACTCATGCGACAGGGACATCTTTCTCAACTGGATATACAATGTATTGTTCTCAAACATGCAGAGAAAAAATTTGAAACATATCAAGATGAAATAGAATATTTGATTACTCATGAACAAAGAAATACTTTTATTAAAAATCTATCTCTTGATCTAAAAGGCAATACTCTAGTATTATTCTCCAGAGTCGAAGCACATGGACAGGTGCTTTATGATTTAATAAATAGTAATAAGAAAGGTGACCGTAAAGTATTTTTTATTCATGGTGGCGTAGACACTAGTGAAAGAGAACTTGTTAGAGAAATTACCGAGGAGGAATCAAATGCGATCATCATTGCCAGCTATGGTACTTTTAGTACTGGGATTAATATTAAGCGGCTGCACAACATCATCTTCGCCAGTCCCTCAAAGTCCAGAGTTAGAAATCTCCAATCCATTGGACGTGTCTTAAGAAAGGGTAAGGATAAAGTAAAAGCAACTTTATACGATATCTCTGATGACTGTACCTATAAGTCAAAGAGAAACTATACTCTCAATCATCTTATTGAGAGAATCAAAATCTACAATGAAGAAAACTTCAACTATGAAATAATAACTATCCAATTAAGAAAATGATAGAAGACGACTTTTATGCTACCTTAAAATTTAAATCTGGAGAAGAAATTTTCTGTAAGGTAGCTTCTACTGAGGAAGAAGATGAAACTCTTTTAATAGTTTCTCATCCTGTTATTATAACAGAAGTTAAAGGAAGAGTAGGCTTAGTTGGTTATAAATTAGAACCTTGGTTAAAAACAACAACAGATGATATGTTTTTAATTAATATAAAAGATGTTCTTACAATGTCTGAATCCAATGATACTGAAATGATGACGATGCACCAGCAATTTATGAGAAAAAATAATATACCTGGAGATGGTAGTAGTAAATATAAATTAGATAGAAAATTAGGATATATTTCTACTATTAGTGATGCTAAAGATATATTAGAGAAGCTATATAAAACTAAGTAAGATATTATTTTTCTGAACCTCCACAGAGTTATTCTACTTGGTTTTTGAGACTTGTCAAGTCCGTCACCTTGTCATCTTGTCAATTTGGGTTAGAAGTGTTATAATATCTACATAATAGTGATAAAGACCCATGCCAATACAACCAGGTAAAACTATGGCTAAAAGAAAAAGGTCGGAGCACTATGTAAACAATAAAGAGTTTCTTGCTGCTCTTATTAGATATCAAGAAGATATAGAAATCGCACGATTGCAAGACAAGCCTAAACCTGTCATTCCAAGGTACATAGGTGAGTGTTTCTTAAAGATTGCTAATCATTTATCATTCAAACCAAATTTTGTTAATTACATGTTCAAGGAGGACATGATCTCTGATGGAATCGAAAATTGCGTTCAATACATACATAATTTTAATCCTGAAAAATCCCGTAATCCTTTTGCATACTTTACGCAGATTATACATTACGCATTTCTCCGCAGAATACAGAGAGAGAAACGTCAATTAGAAATTAAAAATAAAATTCTTGAGAAGTCAGGATATTCAGAAGTATTTGATGATAGTAATAAGATTGACGGAGATAACTATTCAGACTATAATTCTATTAAAGATGCCGTGCATTCTAAGCTTAGAAATTGATGGATGATATTGTAATCATTGATGATTTTTTAAATGAAGAAGAGTTAGATTATATTTCTTCTTTATCAACTTATAAAGATGATACTTGGAGACCTCATGGTTCTTGTCCACAAGGAAAAGTAATGTTTGACGATTTTTATACATCCTTTTTACAAAAAGATTTAATGGATAATGAATATTATACTTCTTATCTTTTAAAAAAAATTAATAAGACTTTTAATTATAATTACAAACTTGTAGATGTTTATTTGAATGGACATGAGGCATTAAGACATGGATCTTTTCATATTGATGGCAGTGCAGATAGAACAGTGATTCTATATTTAACTCCTTGGAACCCTGCATGGGGAGGTTTTACTCATTTTATGAAATCTGAAAAAGATCATGTTATCATTCCTCCTATATTAGGAAGATTGATAAATTTTAAATCTGACATTATTCATAAAGCATATTCTTTTTGTAATCAAAATTGTCCTATGAGGATAACAGCTGCCTTTAAATTAACATTATGAAGATAGCAATCATAACTGACCAACACTTTGGGTGTCGTAAAAACTCTAAACTTTTTCACGACTATTTCTTAAAGTTTTATAATGATGTATTCTTTCCTACTCTTGAGAAAGAAGGTATTACCACTGTTATTAATATGGGTGATACCTTTGACAGTAGAAAGGGAATTGATTTTGCTGCATTGACATGGGCTAAAGATCATTATTTTGATAGATTAAAACAGATGGGTGTTACGGTTCATACCATTGTAGGTAATCATGACATATATTATAAGAATACGAATGACGTAAATGCAATAGATCTTTTATTGAGAGAGTATGATAATATCCTCATTTATGAAGAAACAACTCCTATAGAAGTAGATGGTTTAAGTATTCTTCTTGTACCTTGGATTAATAAAGAGAATGAAGAAAAGAGTGTGGCAATGATTAAAAAGTCACAGTCTCCTGTGTGTATGGGACATCTTGAATTGAATGGATTCAGAGCCACACCAGGTCATATGATGGAACATGGAATGGAATGGGATATATTTAAGAAATTTAAAAAAACATATTCTGGACATTATCATTGCAGATCAAATCAAGATAATATTTACTATCTTGGTAATCCTTATGAGATGTTCTGGAATGATGTAGATGATGAGAACCGAGGATTCCATTTATTTGATACAGAGACACTAGAACATACACCAGTCAATAATCCATATAGACTCCATAAGATAATATATTACAATGATCAAGATTATCAGTTATTTGATGCAAGAGAATTAGAGAATAAAATAGTAAAGGTAGTGGTAAGGAAAAAGAGTGATCAAGTAAAATTTGAAAAATTCATTGATAAGTTGTATAATGCTAATGTAGCTGAATTGAAAGTGGTGGAGAATTTTATTCTTCATGACGTGGAAGATTTTGAAGCATTTGAATCAGAAAATACCTTATCCATCCTTAATAGGTATGTGGAAGAGGCACAGGTTGATTTAGATAAATCACGTATTCAAAAGATGATACAGGATGCTTATCAAGAAGCCTGTGAGATGGTCTAATGTTTATTCTAACCGTTGAAGGAAAAGAAAAGGAGGGAGCTTATGCTGTAGAGGATGATGTCGGAGCTCAAATTCTTTATCTTTTTGAAGAAGAAGATGATGCACTTAGATATGCTATGATGTTAGAAGATGTGGGGTTTCCCTCAATGAATATTGTAGAAGTTGAAGAAGAGTTGATGATTAAATCATGCACACTTAACGGTTATGAATATGCAGTCATAACAAAAAATGATATTATAGTTCCTCCTCAAAAACATGATCACGTTTGAAAAAATACGCTGGAAAAACTTTTTAAGTACTGGCAATCACTATAGTGAAATAGAATTAAATAATTATTCAACAACATTGATTGTTGGAACTAATGGTGCTGGTAAGAGTACAGTGTTAGATGCTCTTACTTTTAGTTTATTTGGTAAACCATTTCGTAAGATTAATAAAGCACAATTAATTAATGCTGCTAATGAAAAAGATGCTAGAGTAGAAGTAGAGTTTTCTATTGGTGATATTGAATGGAAGGTAGTTAGAGCCATAAAACCTAATATATTTGAGATTTGGAAAGATGGTAATTGTTTAAATCAATTTTCTAATGCTAATGATCAGCAAAAATGGTTAGAGCAAAATGTTCTTAAGATGAACTATAAGTCATTTACTCAGATTGTTATCTTAGGATCTACTAATTTTGTTCCATTCATGCAACTTTCTGCGACGAATAGAAGAGAGGTTATTGAGGATCTTTTGGATATAAAAATATTCTCCTCAATGAATAATTTAATCAAAGATAAAATTAAAATTGTTCGAGATGAAATTAAGACTTTAGATCTTAAGAAAGAGTCTTTAAATGATAAAGTAGAAATGCAAACAAATTGGATTCAAGAATTAGAATCGCAAAGTAAAGGAAGGATAGATGATAATCAACAAAAAATTACTACCTTATTCAAGGAGTCTGAGGATTATTTGTCAGTAAATGAACAATTAGAAAATGATGTATTTGATCTTACCAAAGAGCAAGAAGCAGTAACAGGTGCTACAGAAAAGTTACGTGAGTTAGGAAATCTTAAAGGAAAGATATCCAGTAGAGTAACAACGATTACCAAAGAGCATAAGTTCTTTACAAAGAATACGGTTTGTCCTACATGCACACAATCTATAGACGAGGAGTTCAGAATAAATAAAATTAACGATGCTCAAACTAAAGCTAAGGAGTTGCAATCTGGTTATAAAGAACTAGAAGAAGCAATTAAAAAGGAAGAAGAGCGAGAGCATCACTTCATAACTTTATCTAAGGAGATTACTAACCTAACGCATGGCATTTCTAAAAACAATACTCGTATCTCTGGGTGTCAACGACAAATCAGAGATCTGGAATCGGAGATTCAAGGAATTACCGAACAACTTGCAAACAGAAATACTGAGCATGAGAAATTAGAATCTTTTCAGAACAAGTTAGCAGAAACATATGAGGCATTAGCCTCAGAAAAAGAAACCATTCAATACCATAATTTTAATTATGGATTACTCAAGGATGGTGGAGTTAAGTCCAAAATCATAAAGAAGTATTTGCCACTGATCAATCAGCAGGTGAATAGGTCCTCC